CGGATTGCAAGCCAAAGCCCTGGAAGGGGATGCTAGCAATTTTGACAACAGTGGAGAGACGGAATATAATGCGGGGTTTGTACGAATTGGGAATGGATGGTATGGCATTCACTGGGAAGGAAGCCTGGAAGAATTAGCAGAAGATAATAGGGCACGAGATGCTATTTACAGAGAAGTATCAGGACCATGTGCTTATGTGATTGTGGGTAAGGATGTTATTCAGCCTGAACAGTTCTTTGGATCAGGTGGTTTAAATACTTTCGGAGTAAATTGCATTAAGACCTTGAAGAATTCCATTTATCTCCCGTCAAGAAGAGCTAAGAGAGTGACTCAGGTGTGGGAAGGACTACACAACATGTGGCAGGGAGAGAAATGGGAGAATGAAGAAGCAGCGACAAAGGATTTGAAATTGTTGGTGAGCCTTTTCAACCAGAGACAAGAAAAATGGAGTACAAAGAAAATTGTGGAATTTTGTGCTTCAACCCATGGGATGAGAATGTTTACTCCAGGAACAGTGAAAGAATGGACACGGTGCGCCTCAGGAGGAGATGATATTGTGATGACCCTGGCGGAAATTATGGAGTGGTTCACTTTTGAAATGTGGTGTGAGGAAGCCAAGGCAATTGGATATACCTACACAACATCAAGAAAGGATGGAAGCATGTACGATACCAAAGATCTAAGTGAAGTGACATTCCTCAAGAGAAGGTTTGACACAACAATAATACCAGGGTTGGTGACAGCGCCCATGGAGCTTGAGGATTTGGAAGAGATCTTAAACTGGCAGACAGTGAAGATGGAAAAGCACGAGGCAGCTCATGAACTTGTGAGGTGTGTGCTATTTGAGTTGTTTCATTATGGAAAACCAATGTTCGAAGAAAAGATGGAAAAGTACAACAAGGTGTTGGTGAGAAAGGGTTGTAAGCCCGTCTTGCTGTCATATGTTGATTTGATGCATCAATTTTTGGATGAGTCTGGATTATACGAAGAGCCTAAATATAGTATGATTGCAGAAGCTGTAGGTTTGCAGATGGAGATAGCACCCTGGGAAGCTCAGATGAAAGTGGGAGAAAATGAAGCGCAAGGTAGGACCTTTAGTTCCCAGATAAGTGAGATTCGTGGAGAGGTCACGAGATTGGAACATGCATATGCTGGACAACCTGGGGTGGAAGAAGCAAGTCAAATACTTAGGGAGCGTTTGAAAGATCTTGAGGAGGTATCAAACGTGGGAGTGTTTATTCCAACACGAGAACGGTTAAAGATGAAACTCCAGGAGAAACAGATCAAGAAAGAACTGGGCAAGTGTGTGGATATTATGAAGGCCCAGGGGAAGACAGGACTTCAGGATTCTCTGCGAAATAAGTTCTATGCTGTCTACAACTTTGCACCAATCTATGAATATTCTAGAATGGAGAGTGGAATTTGGGTAGCAAAATCCACCATTTTTGGAAGAAAGTGGGACGGGGCAGGAGTAAATAAGAAGGAAGCAGAAGAATGTTTGTTAGAAGAGATGCTTAAAGAATTGAAAATCTTGGAAGGCGGAGAAATAAAGCGTGATGTGACCCTTCTCGAGAAAGCAGGAAGAGAGAAACGTACAGGAGATGAATCTAATACCAAACTTGTGAAAGTACCTGAACAAGAGTTCGAAGCATTGATCAAGCAATTGAGAGAATCTGATATAGACTCAACGTTGAAAGAAAAGTTCAACAAGTTGTACCAGATGAGAGCCCAAGGGGCCGACTGGGAGGTAGAAAGACCAACAGTATCATTGCAGCAACAGAGAATTTCAGCAGCTTGCCAGGGAGAATCTGTGGTGTGGGGCCTTATAATGAGATTTGCAGGGCCAGTGATGAATTGTCGGCTGGCATCTACGTGTAAAGCTATCAGAAATGCAGCAAATAACCCCTTGTATTGGAGGGAGTTATTTGGCAAGATGATAGGACTCAAAGTAGGTGCGCATCCTAAGGAACACACAGGACTCTTTGATGAAGCGATGATTTCTGAGTTCAAGACTGAAAATTTTAATCCGACGGTCTTTTGGAGCATTGAGCATCCCTGGAAGGAGATGTGTCGTTACTTTATGGAAAGAGACAAAGTGAATGAGTTGTGTGAGAAATTTTGTGAAGAAGATGAACTAAAAGTATTGCCCAGATTGAAGTATCATTTGGAAAGAGATTACAAATTGGCGACTCTGCATGCAGTTCATGAAAACACTCATTGGAATGTTACAAAACCTTTGTGGAAATCACATGTTTTGGAAGGACGATCTTATATGCCTTTCAGGACTGCTTTTGTGGATGAATTTTTGCCAAATTGTATTTATGCAGAATTTCCTGAACGCATGGGAGGAGTAAGACGAATGAATCATTGCCATTTTGCAATTGTGTATTGGGGACTGAAGATGCGAGAGTACTTGGTGTACCAGAAGAAGAGAGATAAGAGTGAGATGGTTAGTCTGGGAGTCAGATGGAAACGAGATATCAAGGCGATCATGAAGCATTCCATGGACCACTGGGACTTGTCCTTTGTGGATTGGGAAGCCGAAAAGTGGGAGTATGCTCTCACTTGTTGTGCACATGGAGGGGAAAAATGTATTAAGTATCATCAGTATGATGTATTTCTCTCTGAGTTCAAGGAGACAAGTTCAAAAGACTGGTTTGAAGTGATGGACCAGATGTGGAAAGACCGAATGAAGAAGTTGCTGCAAGCAATGGACGGAATGGAAGTGGCCCAAAAAGATTATGAACGGACCAAGGATCTTACAACCTTGATGATGAAGACAGGACAAATGTTGGTTATGGCGACAGATTTGAATCCAAAATTCCCGACTGTTTGTGACAAGTTGGGGTATATGAGCGATCGAGTTCTTTACGCTCATTCGGATAACCAGGCGAAGGCGGGAGTGGAAGCAGTGGTGACAGAAGAGATAACTGATCTCCAAGCCATTACCACCCTGTCTGGCATTGCAGAACCAGATGTAATTCCAACAGGAGCAAGATTTCAGCCATGGAAAGGTAAAGAGAATCCTCTGCAGACGGAAAAGATTGGATCAATCTTTGAACGAGAGTATCAAATAGGAGGATTTACATGGTCAGGATCAACAACAGCAGGAACCATAATACAAACATGGGCATTCCCAGATGCATTGATAGGTTTCGCTCCGAACTTGCAGGAAAAGTTGTCTCGTTTTCATTATTTCAAGGCAAATATGACAGCGATTGATGTATCAATTTCAGCAAATCAGTTCTACAGCGGAATGCTGATGTGCAATTGGGTACCATTTTCGTATAGCACGGCAAAGCTCTCAAATATCTGGACTGCGTCAACATGCAATCCAGTGCTGATACCAGCAGGTGAGCCAGCTAGAATACGAATTGAAATGCCATGGGTGAATAATAAGACTTATTGGACCGATGAAAGTCTTGGAGATGGCCTTGGACATATGGGATTCTTTCAGATCATGATCATGCATCCCTTGTCGTTGATTGGATCAACAAATACACCCAGTGTGCCAGTAGCAGTGTGGGCACATTTTGAGGGGGCAGACCCAGCAGGACCCTCCTTAAATGCTCATTCAGGTTCAATGAAGGATGAGCAAAAGACACGCAGTAAAGGCGGACCAATCAGTTCAGGGTTGAATGCGATGGCAGACGTAGCAGTGACCATGTTCTCACGAACACTGATGGACCCTAGACTTGCAGCGGGGACAGCAGCCGTTTCGATGGGGCTTAAAGCTCTGGCAAGTGCAGCGCGAAAAGCGGGATTGTCTAACCCTATCTCGCTCAAATCAGAAGATCCAATTTTGAATCATACTACGTCGTCATTTGCGAATTCAACAGGTCTTGATGCCGCCATGACGATGACACTGGATCCAGCAGCAACAGTGTCAAATGACCGAAGTGTATTTGGTTGTTCAGATATTGTGGATAGTTACAAATATCTGGGAATGCTGCCAGGGCTTTTCGATACCTGGAGTTTTGACGGGACTTCAGTAAGTGGAGTGGTGGTGAAAACCTACCGCATCCGGCCCTCTATGTGTGCCACATTTTTGGACACAACCGTTGGACATAAATACAAGACGTATCTTACACCTCTCGCAACGTGTGCTTATCCTCATAAGTACTGGCGAGGGACCATTAAGATTTGTATGGTATTTAATTGTCCTCAATTTATGCGTGCGGAAGTACGTGGTTCATGGCATCCAACTTTTGCAGAAATTCCACCGTCGTTTGCGACGGGAGCAGGAGATTTCGTGAGTAGGACTTGGCAAATACAGGGAACAACGATAATAACGTTTTCTATTCCCTATTTCCAAGAAGAATTCTTTAAAGAAGTGGATGATCCATGGGTCACTAATTCAGCCAATGAAAACGGAGCTATTGCGATCAGCATAGTGAATCCCGTTATTCAAGGAAACACAGTGGGAGACAGTACCATTTATGTTTCGTCCTGGGTAGCAGGCGATGAAGATATGGATTTCATGTTTCCGTACGCAAGAGTGAACGCGACAGGTTACGCGCGGACACTGTCAAACTCAGTAGTAGCACCATCTGGAACAAAGATAGCTCAGGGAAGTGGTTTTGAACATAGCATTGTGAAGATATTTGAACAAGATTTTCCTTCTCTGATTCCAGCAAGTGCTTTGACCATTCAGAGATTGAACGGACCAGAAGTAACCCAATCAGTGAAGCAGCTGATGACGAGATATTGTTATTATGGAACAACCTCATTTACGAGTGATACCAGTGTAATTTTTATTCCGGCAGCACAGATCGAGGGGACAGCAACCACGACAGATGCACCGGATACACCACAGGCATTGTTCATGAATTGGTTTAACTATAGAAGAGGATCCTGGAACTGCAAGTTTGTGGTGAATGGAGCCTTTGATTCAGCTCAGAGTGTGAATGTTCCTGGACAAATGTATTGCTCTTTGGCACATGTGACAACAGGAGGAACAATAGAGAGCAGCTTCAATGGAGCCAATCAACATCAAGGCATTGTAATGCAGGATTTGGCCCATAGAGGATGCTTGGAATTTAATGTTCCCTTCTTTCACCCAAGAGCGTTCATCATGAACACAATAACTCGCGCTGCAGTCAGTGGGACCCGTGCGGACGCAGATCGTGTGGGAATTCAATTGATCGTTGAAAGTATAGCAACAAAGACCACAAACTGCCGGATTTATCTGGGAGTTGGTGATGATTTCTCCATGGGGTGGCCCGTGGGATGCCCAGTTTTGTTGTATGTTTCAGCAACACTGGATGAAAAGAAAACAGGTGGCAACCGACCTGAAGACCCGATGTCCTTTGTAAGAATCGGCGGTCTCGGGGATGCAAACAATGTATTGCGCCCCGCGGGCGCAGATCGGATACATCGTAACATCGGCTAAAACCGGCATTTTCTTTTAAATGTACTATAGAAACC